GTGGTCACGCGCCAATATCCCCAACCCATGCGGACAGCGTATTCAAACGCGGTGTCATAAGCGGTGTCCGCGTTGGAATTGACTTCAATGTGGCGCGTGATTCCTTCGACCACCTGGGCGATTTTCAGGTCGCCTTCGTTGTTAACAGGGTGAACCTTGATGCGGGGGCGCTGCTGGCGCTGCTGGTTGGTGACCTGGCGAATGTAGGCGTCAATCTTGTTAATTGTCAGGCACGGGCGCGATTCCAGGTTGCGGCTGTTTTGAATCTCGACGGGCCATTGATCGCCACCGGCAAATTTCAGGTCGCCCAGGGCTTCAGCGCGGTTTTGGGAATCGGCTTCCGCAACCAGGCGCAAAAATTTAATCGCATCCCCGATGCGGCCATCCATGTCTGTGTCTTGCCATGCCATAAATTATCCCCTTTGTATAGGATTATCCCATCCAGCCACCGCCCATAGCAACAGGCGTTTTCTTGCGAATTTTGGTTGGTTCTTTAATCATCAATCCAATGTATCGGAATGCGTCCGCACCGTGTGAATAATGGTCATGCAGCGGTGTTCGACTGAATTGGCCCGTGTCAGGGTCAACTTCATACCGATAATGTCGCAAACAGTTTAATCCGTCCGCGCAATTTTCGCGATCAAAATAACAGTTTGAAAATATTGTTCGGGCCGCGTTGATGGAATCAGCCACCGGTACGCGTTCCAGGATGCGTGTTTTGTAACCAGCGCCACGCACAATGTCTTCAATGCTGCGACCGGCTGCGGCCAAGGTTTTGTTTTGCGCGTCGTGCGGCAACCAAATGGTGTCGTACACATACCCAAACGTTTGCAGTTGCGCCAGGTAACTGGTCATGGTGCGCTGCGTGTCTTCAAAGTACCGAATTAGCCTGGTTTCCATGCCCACAAACTGCACAAACCACCAGGCGGTGGCATCGGCCCAACCCAGGTCGCAAACAGCGTGGACGGGCTTAGTTGGGTCATATGGCACTTTGGTCAGGCGTTCGTCGCGGTCAGCCTGGGCCAGTTCCTTGGCAAAGATGGCGCCATCCACCGTTTGGCGGCATAACCCTTCCCATACCTGGTTGTAGGCTTCAGGGTCGCGAACCTTCAGCGCGTCCTTTTCTAGCGCCAGCGTTTCAGGAAACCAGGGGTTGTCGTTCCAATTGATCTTGATGCTTATGCAGTCCCGCGGGGGCTTGACCACAAACCGCTGATACGTTTCGTCGGTTTCTAGTTCGGGGTTAAACGAAACCCATATTTCGCTGCCCTGTTTGCGGATGGTTGGAATCAGGATGTTCCAGGACAACCGGCTGACGGTCTGCGCTTCCTCAACCCAGCACACATCCACGCCTTCAAACGACTTGATGTTGGTCGGGTTGTTTTTCAGGCCAATAAACGCGAATTCCGTACCGTTGGCGCCGCGGATGGTGGCCTGGGTAACGTCGTAAAAACCCAACAGCCCCAATGCTTCGATTTGATCGCACAACAGTTTGTGGACGGAATCCTTGATGCTGGTCTGATACTCACGCGCGCACAACACGCGGATGGGCTTTTTGGCGCCCTTAATCAGCAACGCCCTGGCAATCCCCCACGACTTCGCACCACCGCGCCCGCCGTACAGCACTTTGTATCGGCTGGCCCTGAACAACCCTTGCAGTTTGACTGGAAATTGCGCCTTGGCAATCGCCTGGTCAATTTGCTGGTTGTCCGTCAATGTTTGCGATTGATCCATCGGGGTTCATAAATTGAATGGCAATGACCGACGGCCCGATTGGGGCGCCGTCCTTGCCGGTGATTTCCTGTTCGATCTTGTCGCGCCAGCCCAGGACGTTCTTTGCCGTAAAGATGGCAAACGTGCTGTTGTAGGCGCCTTTCATGGTTCCTTCCACCAGGTTGGCTTGCTGCAAATCTTTGGCCTTTTTATAGGCGTAAGAAAACGGTGGGTTTCTATGGGTTCCGTCCAGGTTTTTGGCGGTTGCCCAATCGTGCAATGTCTCAGTAGTAACCCCAATATTTGTGGCAAATCGCGCCAAGGTCGGAAACGATCCAGGCAATTCCTGGACGGTTTCATTTCCTTTAGCGTCTTTGACTGTCACTTCCCTGGTTGATGGCTGGCTGAAAAAGTCCAGCAGCATATCCACGAATTCATCGCGGTACTTGGTGGGTCTTCCCCCCAGGTTCTTTGGCTCTACGCGGTCGGGCTTGTCCTTGGGTGCGTCATCTTGATGGCGGCGCCCCCGCTTTTTAACGGGCGCGTCGGTCATCATTTTTTGGCCTTTGGCTTTGCGGCTTCGCGCTTTACCGAATAGGCTATGGCCACCGCTTGCTTGGGTGGCTTACCGGCTTTGATTTCGGCCTTAACGTTCTTTTCAAACGCTTTCTTGGTTGGGGATTTGGTCAGCGGCATTTTCGGTTCCTTCCTGGGCTTTGTCCTGGCTTAATTGCGCCAGTACGTTTGTGTATTCCTGGATGGCCCCGCTGATCTGCAACAAGATGGCTTCGTGTTGCTTCGCCAGTTCTCGCAGTTCAGCCAGGCGTTTAGCAATTTGTTCGGGTGTCATTTATTTTTTCGCTGTTTTGGCGCTTTGTTTAAAGGCTTTGGCCGTGGGGGCGCCTTTGTCCCCAGGGCTTCGCATACGTTCAGGGGTCTTGCCCGCGGCTTTTTGGCGTTCTATGCGTTCTTGCTTGGCGTGAATGTTTGCATACAGTCCAGGTTTTGTTGCCATCAGTCAGTTCCCCCTACCTTCATTAAACCTTCGCAGTCTTCGTCCAAATTTTTGGATGCGGCTGCTTTCAATTGTTCGACCTGTGTTTCCAATTCCTTAATGGTGCGGAAAAAGGCGGCAGCCTGGGCCACCGCCTGATCCCGCTGACCTTCCAGCATTTCAACCAGGAATTGCACTTCAGAGTCAGGATGCTTCAACATGGTTTAGGCAATTGTCGAAACCATGATGTAGTACGTCGTGCCGCCGCTGACCACCGGAATGGTGTGCGTGGCGGCTGGCGTACCAACTGCTGCGCGAAATACACCGGCAACGTTAGCAGCGGGAAACAAAGCAAATTTGCCAACTTGGGTTGCGCCGCTGTTGGTCACGCGCAAAAATGCTGCACTTCCAGGCAGCGTTACACCGGCGCCAAAGTTGCTGTCCAGTTGCAATGCAGCCAAAGTACCGCCAGGGGCAGCAGTTGTGCCACCGATGGTTGCGCGAACAGCGTTGGCAGCGCCGGAAATCGAACCGCCTTGCATTTCACAACTGAAATGAGCGCCATTGATCGTGCCAGCGGTTGCGCCGCTTGCGCCTTTGACCACGGCAAAACCACGGACAACCTCACCGGAACCGGTAGAAGTCCAGGTCAGTTTTTGGTAAGTCAGGCGGGTGTCGCCGGAAGTGGCGCTGGTCGTCGCGTATGCGCCGTTCAGGATGCCGGATTTGGTGATGGTGATCGGGGCGCTGGATGTACCAACCTGAACCGAATCAAATGCTGGGTCGGCGTATGCGACGCCAATTGCTTTAGTGTTTGACATTTTGGGTTTCCTTTATCATTTCCAAAAGGGTTTAACAATTCCAGTTTTTTAGGCTGGCTTTGGCCCGTTCCGCTGGGCCTTTCGCGTTTTTCACCACCCCTTCCATCCTGGCACAAAACGATGCTTTTCGACCGGCATCGGCTTTTGTTTTCGGGTTTGGTGCTGGCGGCTTCAAATTTGAATTGTTCTTTGCATTGTACTCAGCACGGCCTTTGGCGGTCATACCGGCGCCCTTTTCCGTAGGGTTGTAGTTTTTACCCTTTCCGGTCGTGGTTCGCGCAATCGGTTTGTCGTGTCCTTTGGCCATGTTTTTCCTTTTTGCAAAGTATCGTGGTTATTCTTCCACTACGCAAGCAATGTCCGCTTCCTGGATGATTTGGTAATCCTGGCCATCAAAATGATGCACCGGCCAATCCAGGTACGTGCCGTTACCGTATTTAATTTTGTCGCCAACTTTGGTGTCGTACACGTCAGGGCCAATGGCTACAATTTCGCCTTCGTTGAATTTTTCCGTGTTGTTTACATAAATAATGTCTGACAGTATTCTGACAAACGGTTTGACCAACACACGGTCATGCAGCGGGCGAATTTGCATTTTTTGGCTTCCTTCCAGGCTTTTTGGGTTGGGGGGCAACGGCGGCTGGCACTTCGGCCACCTTAGTTTCGTCCGTCATAATGTCGTACACGGCAAGCGCCACCATTTTGATTTGGTGTTCACCGCACCAATCCATTTCATGCTTGTTTTGCATTTCAGGAAAACGGCGGCAAGCGCCCATTACCTGGCCTGTGACAAAAAATCGACAGGTCTTGCAGCGGACGTCACTCATCGCACGGGCTTTCCAGCGCGTACAGCCATGTTCAGGGCTGCGGCCATGTCTTCAGCAACCGAACGCACTTTTGCTTCGTGCATTCGTTTCATACGATGTTCAGCGGGCGACGCCTCGCGTCCCTTCATAGATGGCTTGGCTGATACTGCCGCTTCGATAGGCTTTTTCAAGGGCATCATTTAATCCTTTCCTCACTTCATTGTGATCCAGGCGCGGCAACTTGTCAAGTCCGCTTACAACAGTTGCATTGCCTGGGCCGCGGCTGTTGTCGATCGCCATCATGTGGAACCGGTGGTCGTCGCCGTATTTTTCTTGCAGCCGATCCATTACATCACGCGAACCCATGTGGGTTTTGAAATGTTCGTCAATCGGCACGGTGCGACCAGTTCCCATTTCCGCTTCCATGTCGCTGGCGCGTTTTAATGCACCGCCTTCCATGGCTTCCACGGGGTCGCGGTAGGTATAAACAATGCCGACCTTTCGACCGGCTTTTAGGGCTTGCTGGATTTTTTTGTCCGCGGATTCAAACGTGTTCATGTTGGTGTCGTACACCATTTCCGCGTCACGGATGCCCTGGCTGACTTTTTGGGCTTCCTGAAGTCCGGTGGTCTTACCGGCGCCAGTACCGCCAGCAGTAAACAACACGGTGTTGTCTTTGCCTGGCGGCGTAGGGCTTGAAAGTTTTTCGGCGTACATCTGTTTGACAAACGCCGATGACGGTTCGTGAACGTCTGCCGACCTGGTGCGATCTGCACGGTATTCAGGCGACATTTCGCGGGCGTCATCCGTGTTCAGGATGCGTCCACCGTCAGTTGATGGCAAAGCCGCGTATTCGCTGGCCAGGCCGGTGTAGTCATTCGCCAGGCGGTCAAAATACGCCTGTCCAATCGGGTTGTCCGACTGACTAGGAACCTGGGGCAGCGTAGGCTGCGGGACAAGCGAAGCCAGGCTGGCCTGGATAGGCTCGGCGCCCTGGGGCGCTGCCTGTGATTGACCCGCCGCTGCCAATTGCGACAGCGGGATGGCCATTATTTTTGGTACGACTTGCGACCGTGCGTGTAGCAAACGCCCTTGCTGCGGCCACCGTCAAATTTGTGGTCAGGGCCAGTTGCGTCGGCTTTGCCCATGGCAACACCGTTCACAACGCGTTCCATGCGTTCACCAGTTTTGTCGCTGGCAGTTGCGCCAGCGGGCGCCTTGGCGCTAGTACCATAGCCCTTGGGCTGCATTTCGGCGTTATCTTTGTTCATGGTTTTTTCCTTTCAGTTTAGGAATTTCAAACGATACAACGTTTTGTCAATTAACGAAACGATTTCGTCAATGATATTCTGAAGTTCAGAATCTTGGGGCAAGTCTTCCCTGGCTTCGTCCACAAACTTTAACAACGATTCCAAATATTTAACAGGGTCTTTGGCGTTGTGGAATTCTTCAGGGTACTTTTTAATTTTCTCGTATCTGCCTTGGAAAGATTCGGCAAAATCGTCTGCCAGGTCAATAATTTCGACGTAATATTTTCCCAGCGCCTTATGTACCGAATAGGAATCGGTCGATAGGTGCATGAAATGTGTCACCGTACTGCTATGCAGTAATGCGGCAATAAATTCGGATGCGTCGTTTTCCATGTGGCGATGATAAAGGAAAAAAGCGGGGGCCGAAACCCCCGATTAAAGCAACGGCTCAAAAAGCCGTTCCCATTCTGCATCATTTGGGATTGGGACGTCAACCGGCCATTGGCAATTGTCAACCAGGCAATCGACCGTTTTTTTGTGCGCCACCCACCAGGCTTGTTGGCGTTCCCGCTTCGTCCATTGGGCGCCCTGGTCAATATCGTGGTGGCATGACATACAAAGCGCCGCCGTCAGGTTGTCGTCGGCCTTGATACCGCGGCCTTTGCCACCACCCCAATTTGTATGTGCTGCCTGGACAAAATGACCGCTGCCGCACAATTGGCAATCCAGGCTGGCCACCAGGCGCAACAATTTTTTGCTTCGAATGTAGGGGTGTTTTTGCATTTGCATAATTTGTTTCTTGCGCCAGCCGGTCACGCTTCGATACCTTTTTCCGCGCACCAAGCCAACAGCCATTCAATAAATTCGATGGCGTCGGGAATGGTAAATTTGTGCGTTTGCCAACCCAACTGGACAACCCGTTGACCATCCAGGCTTGGCGATACCTTGCCGATCTTGCGGTCAGTTTCGTGCGCCCATTGGTCAATCAACAGGCGTTTCCAATCGTCAGCCGACCAGGTGGAACCGGCCACGCGCATGGCCAAGTAAATTTGGTGGATGATGGCGTGAAACATATCGTTTTGATCGCTTGACCTGGTAGCCCGCTTGATTTCCAGGCGCATTTTGTGGCCAGCCATCAAATTGTTTTTGACTTCAGGCCAAATGTTATCCATCAAAACTTTGGCTTGCTGCGCGTTGTGTAGTTCGTAAATCACTTCATAACCCCCAACATCCGCAAAGCAGCATCCACCCCGTCCACAACGGCCAAGGGGCCGCCGCGCCAGGCGCCGTGCCACTTCAGTTGATCTTCCGTCAATCGACGTTCCGAAGGCGTTTTGCGGCCATCTTTAATTTCCATAAGCAACGTCTTTCCTTGAAATCCCACAAGCAAATCAGGTACACCTTGGCCAACAGCCGCCAAAGATTGAACCGTAGCGCCAGCCGTGCGTAATGCCAATACAACTTGTTCATGGTTTGCGTCGATCCTGGCTGCTCTCATTTTTGACCTTGTTCATATCTTGCCGCAATGTAAGCGCTGCACCAGGGCCGCGGATTTTTTCGATTTTCTCTATCGTTTGCAGCCACCAAAAGTTGGCGAACTTCGTCCCCCTCTCGCGCTGGTGAATCTTGAATCGGCGCAACCAATCCCTGGCTTCGCATTTCCGCCGCCAGGCTTCCGACCAGGTTGGTTTCTCGCCATCCAGCAAGGTCGCCGGTTGCGATAAGGGCTGCGGTGATTTGGTCGAAGTCAAAAGTTTGCCCCTCCTGAAGTTTGTTTAACAACAAATGCCCTTGGTTTTTCGTCATTTAGGCATCCTCATTTGTTGGGTGATTTCGCGCAACTTGGCCAATGCTTCGTTTTTTGCTTTTTCGGTTGCAATTTGTTCGTGCAATGTCGGCTGCCTGGTTATCATTGTTTCAGGCTTGTCAGGAATTCGCGGGCCGTCGTTCAGTAACTTAGCAAACGCCAAAGCCGATGGTGGCCGGTCAGGGTTCATGTGCTTCAAAGCGTAATCCATTTTTGGCCGATAAGTTAGTCCACGCCTACATTCATCTATCCACACCTGTCGAACCAGGTTAGGGTCAACATCGCGCCAATGGTTGGCAAACGTGGCGCCGTAAATCGCGTTCATTTTGCTGAACACGTAATCAAAGCCGCTGTCGGCATCACAAAAGTCGCTTGCGTTCCACATGGGACACCTCCACGGTTTGTTCGGGTTTTGCCCAAAATGGGGCTGGCGCGGGTTTTGGGGTCGCCAAGCCGCGGGTCAATTCGCCCATTGCGTTCTGCCTGGCTTCCGATGAGGTCACCTGGTCTTTTGCCCAACTGGCTTTGAAACTTTGCCAACCACGGGTGCAACACATCGCCAATGCCTGTTCCAACGTGAATCCAGCCCTTTGGGCCTCTTTTTCAATCCCCGCCAAGGCCACGGTAGTCAAAGGCGCCCGCCTGGCCTTCCTGATAGCCAAAAACGATTCCCAAACATCATTTGAAACGCCGTCAGGCGTGGCGGTGACAACCGCCTTTGTTTTCTTGGGTTTTGTATCTTGGGTCTTGGGTCTTGGGTCTTGTATAGCATTGCTTTCGCTATGCGGTCGCATTGCGGTCGCATTCCAACGCGCCTGGGCGCTGGCTTTGGCCTTTTCGCTTTTGTCCTGGATGGCTTGAATTTCACAGCCAACACGTTCCGACCACCAGCCGCCGTCGATCAATTCAAAGAATTCACGCAGCACGTTCGCAATGCTTTCGGAATGCGAACGCATACGAATTAACCTGGCAACTTCGCCAACGTCTTCCGGCAACGGTTTTTCGTGAAGGTAACACCAATCAAGCATTCGGCGATATGCCAAATCTTCTGATTCATCCAGGTGCGCGGTGTGACTTTGATAGTCACCGATGTTGAATTGGTAATAGTGCATTAACCCACCTTTCATCCCACCCAAAAAAGGAAACATCGGAAGGCGGGTGGGTCGCTTTTCGGGTGGCTCATGACTTCCACCCTATCCGTGCTTCACAAAAAATTTTATCTCTTAAACCATTTGGGACGCAACGCTTTCAATTGCCACACCCGTGCCGGTGGAACATCGTTCCCCCATTGACTGACTGCCGCCCTGGTGATCCCCAACAGTTCGGCAAGCGCCTTGGCCGATCCAGCCAGTTTGATTGCTTTTTCTTTGTCCATCTTTCCATGTTAAGCGGCCTTGCGTTGTATGTCAATAGCAACAAATCCCCTCAAAGTTAAGGGGGCTTTACAAATAGTTGTTGCAATGTTGGTTTAGTTGGCTTAACATTCAGTCATGCCCTAGCGAATTGCACGGGGTCTTTTAAAGGAAATCAAAATGTCAAATCGTGAATACCTCTCTTGCTCTGAAACTGCAAAATTGATTCGTGCAGCACTCAGAGAATCATTCCCAGGTGTGAAATTCAGCGTTCGTTCTAGCGTCTATTCTGGCGGCGCCAGCATCAACATTCGTTACACCGACGGCCCAACTTACGAACAAGTCAAAGCCGTGGCCGGTATGTTCGAAGGCGCTTACTTCGACGGAATGACAGATTACAAAGGTCTGAATTACGGCAGCCTGGATGGCAACGAAGTTCGGTTCGGCGCTGACTTTATTTTTGTAAACCGTGATTTCAGCCTTGGATTTTTGGAAAGCAATGTGCGGGCTGCTTGCGAATACTACGGTTACGCAATGCCAGCAATCACCGGTGGCGGCGTTTATGGCGCATACATCGCCGACCGGCTGGATTACGAAACCAACCGCCGCATCATGGCCAAGGTTTCCGAAATCAGCCTGGTGGCCACCAGCGAAAGCGCCACCCTGGCCCGTGTCGGGTTCCTGGGTGACGATGGTTACGGTTACGGCGCCGTTGGCCGGTTGGCAGCATAAGGAGGACGCCATGAACCGCGAACCAACCGATTGGGAAGTTGTGGTCATGGCGCTGATTGCGGCGCCTGTGATCTACGTTTTGCTGTGGCTGGCCATGGCAATGTTTTAAGGGGAACAACGTGAAAATTTTTAGAGTACATCGGGCTGGCAAAGTTTTCTTTGCCACGTACCTGGGTGGCGTGTATTTTGAACGCGCCAGCGAAAAAGAATTGCGCGAAGCAATAGCAGTCCGCGAAGGGTTTGCAAAAATATTTGCAAGTTCTGTTGACTTTTTTGGTTAAGCGGGCTTATACTGAAACCATGCCGGAAACGGTCTTTTAAAAAGGAAATTGAAATGAATGCAAACCAATCAAACCGCGACATACAAATGTATGGCTGCAACTTCCAAAATTTCTTGGAATCTGTCACCGATTCAATCACCTACAAATTAAGCGGCGCCAACATGATTGTGGCTGGCTTAATGTCCGACGCCCAGGAACAAATGGCGTTTGGTGATACCGAAGGCGCCCGTCAAACCTTAAACCGCGCCAAGGGTGTTTTGTTCGCAATCATGGAAGGCGAATTGAACGCCAGCGGGGTGGCAGCATGAACGCCGTCACCATCACCAACCCCAACCAAATCGCAACGTTCGTCAATGCCGAATATGGCATTGCCGCCCTGGTGACAAAAATCAGCACGGGTTACGCCGTGACGTTGTGGGACACCGACGCGGAATTGCCCGTCGGCAGCATTCGCACCTACGGCAGCGCCATGCTGTCGGCGGCCATCAATTACGCACAAAAACTTGCAAACATTTAAGGGGATCAACATGAAACGCTTACCTTTCGAAATTGAAGGCCCGTACAGGGCCAAACCTAACCGCTGGCAACGCGCCTGGAATTGGCTGGTGTTGGCGTGTTTGATTTCTGTTGCTGCATTTTGTTTGACCGGCTGCAACAGCCTACCGCCCAACACAACGTTGGACGCGCAACAACAACTGATCCTGGATAAACAGGTGCAGCCAATGTCGCGCAACGAAGTCATCACCGCGGTGACTGAATGCACATCCAGCGGCCTTCGCGCTGTGATGCTTTATGGCAAACGCAAGGTCAACAACTTCACAACCGACGTTGTGGTGGATGTAACTTGCGCCCCAAAATATTAAAAGGAAAATCATGGAACAGTCATTTAACAAAGTCGCCGCGGCCCTGGTCAAAGCACAAAAAGAATTTGGCCCCGCGCTGAAGTCATCCAGCAACCCGCATTTCAAATCACGTTACGCCGACCTGGCCGCGTGTGTTGAAGCGGTGGTGGACGCACTCAACAACAACGGCATTGCGTTGACGCAACGCGTCAGCCCATCGGAAAACGGTGTGATTGTCGAAACCGTGTTCATTCACGAATCCGGCGAAGTCATCAATTGCGGCCAGTTGCACGTACCGGCCACCAAACACGACGCCCAGGGTTACGGCAGCGCGTTGACTTATGCCCGCCGTTATTCACTCATGGCAGCCTGTGGCATCGCACCGGAGGATGACGACGGCAACGCGGCCAGCAAACGCCCAACAGCGCCAGCAATCCCAACGCCTGACATTACCGACCACCTGGCAGCCATCCAAGCCAGCGCCAACAGCGACGAATTGGCCAAGGTTTACAAAGATGCTTTCGACGCTTGCCAGGGCAACCAGGCATTGCAAGCCAAAGTAATGGCAGCCAAAAAAGAACGCGTGGCCCGCGCCAAAAAAGAACAATTAACCAAAGGAAATGAAAATGTCTGACGAAATCGAACAACGTAGCGACGAATGGTTTGCCGCCCGCCTGGGCAAGGTCACCGCATCCAAAGTGGCCGACGTGATGGCCCGCACAAAGTCGGGTTACAGCGCCAGCCGCGAAAACTACATGGCCCAACTGGTGGTTGAACAAATCACCGGTACACGCCAAGAATCATTCACCAACAGCGCCATGCAATGGGGAACCGACCAGGAACCCTTTGCCCGCGGCGCATACGAAGCGGCCACCGGAAACATGGTTGAGGAAGTTGGGTTTGTGAACCACCCAACCATTGCGATGGCTGGCGCGTCACCCGACGGCCTGATTGGTGACGACGGCTGCGTGGAAATCAAATGCCCCAACACGGCCACGATGATCGAAACGCTGCTGACCGGCGCCATCCCGCAAAAGTATTTCGCGCAAATGCAATTCCAAATGGTTTGTGCTGGCCGCGCCTGGTGCGATTACGTGGTGTTTGATCCGCGGATGCCAGCCAAGGCCCAACTGTTTGTCAAACGCGTTCCGCGTGACGACGTATTTGTTGCTGACATGGAAGCGGAAATTATCAAATTCCTGGCCGAAACTGCGGTCAAGGTCGATCAACTAAAAAAACTCATTGGGGAATAAATCATGGCAAAACTTATCAACGAAATCACCGTAATCACCGGCACGTACACCAACGCCCAAGGTCAGCAAAAAAACCGTTATCAGCGGGTTGGATCAATCATTGATACCAAAAACGGGCCAATGCTCAAAATCGACGTAATCCCGCTGAAGGAGGGCGGTTGGGACGGTTGGGCATACATCAACGAACCACGCGAACGCGATGACCAGCCGCAGCAGCGCCGCGCCAACCAAGGCAGCGGGTTTGACGATATGGCCGACGATTTGCCAAACTTCTAAGGGGCTGGCCATGCAATTGGATTTTTTTGGCGACGAAGGCGATTACTTGGCGCAATTAAAAACCAACTGGCGGGCCACCATTGAAGGCGACGGGGGCAATTGCCCCTGTTGCGGGAAGTGGGGCAAGGTAAGCCCCCAGGGCATGAACGAAACACGCGCCTTGGCCCTTTTGTGGCTTTCCCGCGCCCCTTCCGATGATGATGGTTGGGTTGATGTTCCAAAGATTGGCCCGCGGTGGCTGCTGCGCGGCAAAACGCACACAACTTTGCAGCATTGGGGATTTGTTGAACCTGGGGTAAATACCGACACGACAAAAAAAGCGGATGGCGCCTGGCGCGTGACTGCAAAGGGCTTGCACTTTATTTGCGGAACGATTACCGTTCCACGTAAGGCGTACATTTACAACAACGTTGTGGAAGGCTGGTCGGATGAATGCGTTTCGTTCAGGGATTGCTTTGGCCGCCATTTTGATTACGCGGAAGTGATGGCCGACAACTTCAACCTAAATGCGATCAAATTATGAATTGCTGCGATGACGTTTGCACCCAGGCCCACAATTGCCCCGCACACGCGACCATGTGGATTTGCCCGTTTTGCTACGTAAAAGGCTGCCAAACGCCCGATACGTGCCGTTCCTTGGCCATCCGCAACCATACCCTGGATGAAGTGGCTGCGGAATTTGACAAAATGACCAGCCTGGGCGACACCGCGGCGTCGTTTGCGGTGTTCGTTAGGAACATGAAACGATGATTTACATTGACGTTGGCCTGGTGCTGATTTGGCTTGGCTTGTCGCTGCTGATTTTGTCGTTGTTGGCTTGGGCTTTATGGATGCTGTTTGATTAGGCGAACAAACGCGTTCCGGCCTTGTCAATAATTAACGCTTGCTGGCGCGGTTTGTCGCCAGGATTGCTTGGAATGCTTATATGCGTCCAACGGTCAAACTCGCGAATTACCTGGTCGTACCCAATACCGGCAGCAATCACCGCCCGCACCACCTGGTCGGGTGTCATGCCTGGCACACGAATGTCCGCAGCGCAACCAATCCGATGCTGACTGGTGTCTTTTGATCCAACCGCATCATTGACCGCTTTGCTGCGAAATGCGGAATTGACCATGATGGGCTTGTCGCCCAAAATTGTCCTGACTTGTTCCAAGAATTCAGCCAATCGAACCAGGTTGGCGGTTTCGTCAACGTTGGGAATGTTGTCCAGTTGGCGGTGATCGGTGTGGGTCAGTTCTTCCAGGCTGAAATGTTTGGACAGGCTCATTTTTTATTCCTCATGTCAACGATTTTTTCCAACGTGCGGCCACCAAAGTAAAACGACATTACCAGCATTCCCCATTGGCCCAACAGCGTGACATATGCTTCGTTGGCGTCGTAATCAAAGGCCGACATCATGGCAAACACAAAGTAACCCACAAAAATGGCCACCAAGGTCATGGGTCGGATGTTTTTGGATAACCACGAATCCGACGACATATCCGCTTTCAAGCGGTCGGTCAGGTTGTTTTGTTCGGTTTTGTACAGGTCGGTGTCGTTGGCCATCTTGGCCAATTCGCCATCCTGGGCCATCTTGGCCAGTTCCAATTGCGCCTTGGCTTTTGCTTCAGGATCGGGAATTAGTTTGTCGATCAATTTACCGCCGACATTTAACAACGCGTCAAGTGCAAACATGGCTTACCCCTTTGATGTTGTGATTTGGTCATCGCCTTTGCTGACGGTGACTTTTTCGCCTTCAACCGTAACCTTCATGGGCTGTTCTTTGCGATCCAATTTGTCCAGTTTGCCAATCAAGTCTTTAATGACGTCAAATTCAGGACGTTCCTGTTTGGCAGCCGTTCCAGCAATACCGTTCAACATGGAAATTAAAGCGGTCAACGACGCGCCCAAAAGGCCCATCACAGCGGCAATTTTGTCTTTGTCCAACACCAGGCTGGACGCAACCCCGATGGCCACAATCAGCGTAATGTAGAACAGGCCATGCTTGCCGATGGCGCGGCCAGCAACGTCCTTTGCGGGGCTTTGTGCTTCCAGGCGTTTTAATTCAACTTCAGCCTGGGCCTTAATAATTGCAATTGATTGCTGTTCGTCCATACATCCTCACTTGTGAAAATAACTAGACATATACCCGACCGCGCTGGACGCAGCCGACACCAAGGCCATACCAACCCAAAACCCACCGCGACCCTGGTTGGCCAAGGCAACCAGTTTTTCCAGGTTGCCTTCCATCTTGTCCATTTTTTTGTCCATGTCGTCAAACCGGCGTTCGTAGTCCTGAACCTTTTGCCACAACACGCCATATTTGACCGGATCAATTCCGGATTCCTCAAACTGCGCCATTTCACTTTCCTTTAATCTAATGTTGGATCAATATGTGGCCGCTGGCCCTTTTGACTGATTTCATCTAATGTGCTTCCGGCGCCTGGCTTCAATGCTTCCGATGCTTCTTTGCGCTCACGCGATGATCGGATCACGCGGCGGGCTTCGCTGCCAAGTGGGTATCCGAATGTTTTTAATCCAATGACGTTGCCAACTTGTTCCGCGCCACCAGCGGCTTTATTGGCCAAGTAGCCAACCAAGGTGTTGGAATTGTTGACAAACGATCCACGGGGCTGGAATTGCGTGTACGCAGCCACGTTGCCCAGGGTGCGAAGTTGCAACTGGCTTTCAGGGTCAAAGATGGCCTTAAAGTTGTTTACGTCATCTAAGCGTTTGACGGCCTTGTTGTAGTTGGCTTGGCTGAAATTGCCCTTACCGTCCACAATGCCCGCTTTGTCCGACAACCAGTTGATGGTTCCGGCCTTCATATGCTGGTGGGCTGGCGAATCGCGGCCCAACGTGTCCACCATAGTGTTGATGTTTTTATTGACGCCATTAACCACAAATTTGTCAAAATACTTGTCGGCGGGTACAGCGTCATCGACCGCGGCTTTATAGGCTGGGTCTTTTTTTAACGCATCAAAGCGGGCTTTTGCCAGGCTGCGGGCGGTATCAGCCAGCCCTTTGAATTGTTGGGCTTCAGCCTTCAAAGGCAAACCTTCCAGGGCGTCACGCACAATGCTGGCGGCCATGGCTGCGTTACCGTCGCCGCTGCGTTCGGCTCTACGAATTTCCGTAGCCAGGTTGGTACGCATAGCCTCAAACTGTTCAAACGTCATTGGTTCGCCATTTTTAAAACGATCCAATTGATTTTTAATTTGAGGCGACAAAAAATCCGTTTTTAATTTTTTAGCCAATCCACGTTCGGCATTCTGCGCCAGCGTCACACCGTCCACGGGGAAATCACCACCGGCGGCGTCTTCCAATGCTTTGTAGGCTTTGGAAATGTCCGCGCTACGGGTGTCGTCCAAGGCTTTGTAAGAATCAATGATTGCCTGGCTGGATTCGATTGTTTTGGTGGCGTACACGTCCGGCGCTGCGCGTTCGCGAATCAATGGCACGTTGTCCACCAACTGTTGATTTTGTTCGTTAAAACGACGCGCAAAATCCGGCTGGCTGCCGCGCAAATTTTGTTCTTTGGACAATTGCACCACGTCGCCGGTCGATTGACCTTTTGTCAACCTAACAGGCACGGGCAACGAATCCGCTTCCAAGTGACGCAACACCACGGGCGTGTTCACTTTGTCCAAGGGCATATTGCCGTACAACTGCTGGAATTCAGGCGTGGCGCTTGTCAATGCCTGGCGAACAATAGTGGTGTCCGGTACACCGGCTGCACCCACGCTTGCGCGACCTGCTGGTGGAACGGCCTGTGGCGGCACGGGCATACCTGGTATTGTGGGTTGACCTTGAACACCCAGCGTTGGCGCCCTGGCGGGTGCTTTGGTGGTTCCTGGTGCGATTGCTTCAACCGTGCCACGAACAACGTTTCGCACGGGCGCGGGGGTGACGTCAGCCACGGCGCTTACAACTTTGCCACCGGCTTGTTTTACCGCTTGCGTGGCCAATCCGGCTTCGGTGCGGACGGCTTTGCTGAACGGGGCCGCTGTCATGCCAAGGTTCATGTAATATTCAACTTCAGCCTTTGGCATACCGGTTTGTTTGCTGATCCATTCAGCGCCCTTGCCGACGTTTTCGCCAATAAAGTTCATCAACTGCTGGCTGGCTTCGCCTTTGTATTCAGGCGTTTCGGTAACGCCAAATGCTTTGCCAAATGGCTTGTCAATTGCGCCCGACACTTTTGCCTGGGTGGCTGCGGCTTCATCAGGCGATTGGCCAGCAGCACGGGCGCCAGCATATGTGACCATGCCAGCGACGCCAGGAACAACACCGTAAATTGTGTCAGCCAGGGCAGCCGATCCGCGCAACACCGACGTGACTTTGCTGGCCACTTTGCCTTGCTTTGGCTTTTCGCCAAACGCGTCGGTTACCGCTGCGTTGATGGCGTCAGGATTCATCAAGTCGTCCATGGTCAATTGACCTTCGGGCGCTTTACCGGCGGGCGCGGCTGCTGGCGCCGCTGCGGTTGGCTTGGATGATGTACCGCCTAAAACTTTTTGGACGTAACTGGTCGGGTCTTTTGTGACAAAACCACCGTAATCTTTCAACGCCAGTTCAATGTTGCCGTTGTGTCGCTGCGCCATTTGTGTCAACAATTTCCTGGCGGCTTCACGGGATTCGTTTTCATCAAACGGGTTAAATTTGATGCCCTGTTTGTGCATCATTTGAACCGTGTCAGGCATAAACTGATACGGCCCCATGGCCTTTGTTTTTTTGTTGATGGCAAAAGTATCACCGCCACTTTCAACGTTTCTTAGGCTGTCCAACAGTTGGTCGGAAATGACAATGTTGGATCGGCCAGTTGTGGAAGTTGCGGGCGTGGGTGCGGCGGCTGCGGGTTTAGGCGCGGCTGCGGGCCTGGGTGCGGCGGCTGGCTTTTGTTTCATGCCGAACGCATCGCCCACCGCGGCATCAATTTGGGCGGGGTCTAAAAATTCGACGGCCATTATTGCCCCCTGATAAGTTGCTGCATTCTGCCGATGTTATCCACCAGGCGTTTGTAGCCAGGCGTATTCGGGCCACCGGCTGCGGTGACCACTTCACGAATGGCGTCTTTGTCATTGTTCCGCATGGCGTCAAACAAGCGAACCGCGTTAATGTCAACCGTCTGCGACCATTTGTTTTGGAAGTCGCGGGCGGCAAACGGATCGTTTTTTGATGCCGCAAATGAATTTTGAACGCCCTGGTTAAACAGGTCGGTTGCGGTGGACAACGCACGGTTGACGCGGGCGGTTTGTTTGATCGCTGGCGCCGTCCAACTGGTTGTGCCGGAAATTTCGCCAGCAATACCGCGGGCGGCGTCCGTGCCACCAAGGCCCGACGAATTGGCCAGCGATGCGGTTTGCAGCGCCATGTAATGGCCCAACTGGTTCAAGTTTGTGGCGTTGTCGCTGGTAAACGGAATGGCCGCATAACCGCCAGTCAAATTGCCGACAAAACTTGCGCCTTTACCGGTAATTACGTCATCGGCCAGTTTGATGATCTGATTGTTGTTGAACGTCTGCAATGGCACTTGCTGGGCCGCGTTCATGCTGCTGGTGCGTAGGTTGTTGGCCGCTTCCAATGTTTGCGGTGTTTCGCCAGGACGCATCCGCGCCACGGGCGTCGTGCCGCCAGGGGCAGCAGCGGGCGGCAAATTTTGCCCCTGAACGGTTGATGGCTGCATTGGGCCGCCAACTTGCACACCAGGGGCGGGGGCGCCAGGGGCCGTTGAAACAGGACGCGGCATTTGGCCACCAGGCAATTCGCCAGCGCCAGGCGTTCCCGTGCCAGCGCGTTGGCCAACAAACCGACCGTTGGCATCGAATACGTTGACGATTGGATTGTTGTTGATATCCACCTGGCCGGTTGGCACTTCGCGGCTGCCTGGGGCAAGTTGCGCGGTAACCAATGGCTGTTGCGCCACGGTGGTGACAGGCGCTTCGCCAGCCACCGACGGGCGTGTTGTCGTTTGGAAAGTTGCTGCGCCTGTTGTGGCCGTGCCAGCCTGGGGGGCAAACAATTGCTGCTGGGTTTGTGGGTTCAGCAACGAATTGGCGCCGGAAATGGCCAACGAAGGCAAATCCGCATCGCCAGGCAACACGTCAATCGTGGTTTTGTATGCGCCGACTAGGTTTTGCAATTCACGGTTGTTAGGGTTTTCCTTAACCAACTGATCCAGTTCGCCAATGTATGCGCGTTTGTCTTTGACGCCCAAACGGCCCATAAGCGACAAGCGCGACGCGATCATTTCGCGTTGGATTTGCGTTAGGTTTTGCGCTGCCTGGACGGCTTGCGTTTGTGCGTTGCCCAGGGTTGTGTATTTGCTCATCCAGTCCGCGCCGGTCAGCGGGGCAATCTTTGGAATTTCGGCGTTCAGTTTGTTGATATCGACGCGGCCTTCCGTTTGGAAGTTTTCAGGACGCGCCAAAAATTCGGTGATGCGGTTGCGTTCTTGTTCTTTTTGCTTTTCCAGGGTCAAACCGATTTCGCCGGTTTTGTAATCTTGAACGCCGCGGGCAAAGTTGACCATTTCGCCCAGGCTCATACCTGGGACGGGCTTAATGTTTTGTGCAACAGGGGTTAAGGTTAGGTCTGCCATGTTCTTATCCTTTCAGCAACGAATACATCAACGCGCTGTTGCCGATGTTGCCAAATGCGTTTGCGTAAGCATTGGCCGAACCAACCTGGCCAGCGCCAATTGCAGTTGCGCCACCGATGGCAGCCTGGCCAATATTGGTTGCAGCGTTTTGGCTGGCTGTTGTCGTTTGACCTTGCGCGGTTTGGCCGATGCCAGCAATACCCGCCAGCGTGTTGTAGATGTTTTGGCGTTGCGCGATCACCTGGGGCATTGCAGTTCCCAGCGTGTAATCCAGCGCAAACTTTTGTGCGGCGCGATCCACGTTTGAACCACCGCCGCCAACGTTGACGTTTTGACGCGATGCGCCAACACCTTGGTCAATTGCAAACTGGTAACCAGGAAGGCCCAGGATTTCCTCTTTGCTGACAGGCGAAGTCAAACCAGGCAGCAATTCACCAATGCGGGTCAGGGCGCCATAACCGGCTTCACGATACGGCTTTTGCTGTTCGTTGACGGTTTCAAACATTTGCCGCTGAACGTCAGCGGCGTAATTTGCAGCCCCCGCCTGGGTTTGTGCAGCCGATTTTGCGGCGCTTGATTGCATACCGGCGCCAATTAAGCCAGCGCCAGCCCCCAACAGTAGTGCGGTTCCGGTTCCGATTGCCATTATTTCAACTCCTTAATGAACGTCCTTTCAAGCGGTCTAAAGCCAGCCCGAAAGTAAACTTTTTCCATTGCTGCTGCGCGTTCATCCTCTAATGCAATCATAAACAGCGCCCTTGCGTTTTTATTCTTTGCCCAGGCTTCAATTTCCCTGAACATTGCTTGGCCAATACCGCTGCCTCTGGCCGCGGGTGTCAGCCACCACCACAATTCCTGTGCCACCTGGTTATCGGGGCTGAAATAAAGCGGGTACAACAAACACGAAGTAACCCCAACAATTTCGCCATCCAATTCACCAACCAGCAAAAGAATACTGGTATTTTCCAACGATGCTGCCAAAAATGCACGGGTTTTCGGTGGGTCAAAATCAGCAACCCCAACCATGGGCGAAGCGGCGTGAAAATCGGCCAGCAATTCAATGTATCTGTCCAGGTCTTCCGCGGTTGCTTGTCTGACGTTCAAAATGTACCCCCACCGATTCCGTTTAATGCCGTCAGGCTGGTAAATTTACCGGCTGCTGGCGTTGTCAAACCAATGGTGGTGTTGTTGATTTCACCGCCATTGATGATTTGATATTCAACTGTTTGCGATACCAACTGAGGATTTTGCAGCCAAATGATCCATTCACGCGACGGTCTTCCTGTCGTTTGTTCAATAAACGGCGACGTTGGGAACCGAACGTTGGTGAAAGTTGCCATCAGTTATCCCCCGCGGACGCTTTCAGGTTTGCGGACACGACCACGGCTTTGACTGGATCGGTGATGGCCATTTCAAAAATGCGATCACGCGACCAGCCCATGCGACGCCAAATGGCGCGGTTTTGATAGGCGCCCTGGCGGCCAATGCTTGTCCAATGTTCGTTCGACCAGGTGGAACCACCGTCGTTTGACCAGCGCAACATAGCCTGGGGGTTTTCGCCCTGGCCAGTTGTAAGGCCGACGCCAGGTTGGAATTGGATTTGGAATTCCTCAAAATACTGGCGCTGCAAGTCGGTCGTAATGTGGGGGGCGCGACGCAGCCGACGGATCGGGTTGCCCGCGTCGGTGTATTGGTCAAAATCCAGGCTGTAAATCTTGCCGTTTTCCCAATCGCCCACCAGGTTTTTGTTCGCAAACGCGATGCCGCAGTTGGCGCGGTGGCGGTGGTATGTGGCCGTGGGCGAATCCCAATACAGCCATTTGTGCCATTGCTGCGTGGCCAGGTCATAAACCCAAGTCAGGTCAGCATTGGGGAACGTGATGACGTAAAACTCATGGCCTTCAACCTGGTAAGTCCAGGCGCGGGCGTCGGTCACGTCAACGCCAACCAGGCTGTTTTCGACAGCGTGGGTGGACAGGCGCTTGTATTCGTAGCCCTGTTGAATGCCGATGGTCGCCGTGCCAAGGGTGTCACGCGCCAGGAACATAAACGTTTCGCCAAAGCGGGCCACGGAAAACGCAGCGCCGCAGCCGTTTTGCGACGACGTGCCGGAAATACGCTGGAAGGGGAACGTCAACAGGCCGGTGATTTGGCTGCCAACGTCCACCCAAACTTCGGTGGTGACTTCGCCCAACAGGTAAACCTGGCGGTGGTCAACGATCAACGACACGATGTTGTCGGGCGATCCGTTCTTTGTGCCGTACCAGGCTTGCGTGGACAGGGGCGAATCCAGGTCAGTCGATGACCAGTTTTGCGTGTCGGGTTCGTTGTAAATCACATACCCGTCCACCACGTCGGTGACGGACGCGCCTTGCCAGGGGCCATCGGTCGATGGCAGCGTGACAAACGTGTTTGACGGCACTTCGTAGTAGTAGCGGTTCACGCCGTCCACAATGTATGCGGTCAACCCTTGGGTGGTCATTTGGTTGTCGGAAATCGACACCGGCCCCGCGCTGGTGGTCAGCGTTCCAACTTGGGTGTAGGCCAGGCTGGTGTCAATCCGGTACACGCGATTGCCGCACACGGCGATGGCGTATTGAAGGCCGGACAGCGCCCGCATTCCACGCACTTCCGCGGGAATCGGGAACGTGATTTCGGTCACCAGTCCAGGGGTAGGGTACAGGGCAACAATACCGCGTTCGCCTGGCTGTTTAGTCGGGTCGATTTCGGGGTAAAAATTGATGCACTCCTGGTCATCCTGGTAGATTGACCTAGTGGTGTACGACGCACCGACAAAACCAAAGTCAGGCATTAGTTAAATCCCCCGTCTAGGATAAACGCAGCGTCTTTTGGTCTGCCGGTCATCAACACGTCAGGGTACTTTGACACTTGCGGCGGTTTCATGTTGGTGCGCTTGATTGTGGCCTTTGCCTGGGCAGCGTAGGCGGTGATCTGACCCACCTGGGTTTGGTTCACTTTACCGTACATTGGCATCAATCGTTCAGCCAAACACCAACGCAGCGCCATGTTGTAGCCCTGGGGAAACTGGATCGTGCCGTACAGGTCGCCAAATTCACGGAAAATGGTTTGCGTGAACAGGTGCAATTCGCCCTGGGCGGGGTTTGGCCAAACGTAAATCGTCCCCAGCAGTTCGGATGGCTGGTAATAAATGGCTTTTGGCCATGGGCCGTTCAACGACTTCAAGCCGATGGATTCGTATTCTTCCAGGCTCAAAATGCTGATTGGGTAGTCCAAGCCGCCACCGTAAATGGGAACGCCGTTGGAAGTCGTATTCACGCGCACAAAGGCCGATTCAACAGTCAATGGGCGTTCGTAGTACGCGGTGATGGATTGGCTCACCACGGGCGTTGTATGCGGTCTGCTGACGGTGTATGTGCCACCTTCGTTGACGTTGCCGCCAGCGCCAGTCCCAAAGCCCACAATGGTCGTGCCGGACAGCACACCAGGGCCAGTCAGGGTCATGCCCATGGTGATGGCGCCGGACGTTACTGCGTTGGCCGGAACGGTCAAAGTCGTGCCGGTGATCGAACCCGTAAACGCTGCCCCAACATTACCGCTTGGGCCGATGGTGTACTGGATTTGGTTTTGCACACACGGGAACACGATTTCGGTGCGGTAAAACACCATCATGTTTTCGTTTGACCATTGGGCGATCATGTCGTTCAGCATATCCAGCCCGTCCTGGGCTTCGTCTGCTGTCGGGTTTTCGCCCGCGGCCAACGCGCCAATGTCTTTCATGGCGCGGGTGATGATGTCGTAAGGCGTAGTCATGGCGACCCCTTAACAGTCGATTGCGTCAGCAAATTCAGGCAAACTTTTCAAGTGCATATAGGCTTGCGCGATTGCGTTGTTGCCTTCAAGCCGGTAATCAAATGAGTAGCATCGCACTTGAATTGGCTTTTTTGTGTTTTCAGCCGACACGAAAACATTGACCGTTGCGCCAGCCATTTCGTTTTTTGCGATGCTGACGTTTTCAACGCGAAAATATGCTTCGGGGGCGGTCAAGCCTTCAACAGTTTGAAATGATTTTTTCAGTGCCATGATTTCTCCTTACGGGTTGCCCCAAAATGTTGCTGTAACTTGCAAAAAGTCCGTCAAGCCAGTGCCAATTTTATTGGTCAAGATGCGATAGTTGGCTGTTGATTTGTTGGTGAAGTTTGTGATTGTTCCAGGTGTTCCAGAAGAATCAACGTTTCCAGCCAGCGCCGCCGTATAGTTGGCATCGTCGAACGTGCCCAGGCCAAAATCAATTCGGTAGTCACCAGCGCCAACACGCACTACGCCGTTAACGTTGTATGCAGCCAAAACCACAATGGCCGCGCCGTCCCAATAAAACGTCACCCAAGCCTTGGCAATTCCGTTGACAAGGTTTCGGTTGTTGATGCTCAAAGACCATTTGTTGGTAACGCCATCAATTTTTTCGATGACGTTACCCGTTCCGTTGTCTTGATACGGGCCATCGTTAGACAGCCATGTGTTGATGCGGTTTGCCCTTGATTGCAAACCCAAAAACAATTCGTAGTCCGTAAACGGCGATTCGTTATAGCCGCCAAAAACGTAATTTTCATACCCTTCAATCAGCAACGAATACGCTGTATCGCTGCTGCCTGGCATTTGGTCGATGGCCTGAATTACGTTGTTGCTGAACGTCGATCCGGCGCCATACTGGCCATATTGCGAAATGCCAACCTCTGCGGCCGACACTTCGGAATTGTCGATGACGCAAGCATAGGACGCGGAACCGTCGCCTGGGGCAATAAATTCTGGATTGTCCAGCGTAAAACCGTAACGCACACCAGCGCAAAACACTCTGCGGCAAGTGTTGACTTCGCCGCCACAATAAGCGGGATTGCTGCCCCCGAACGTGCCAAACGAAACGCCATATCCTTGGCGGGAATTGCCTTGGTTTGTAGGCTGCGGCAAACTGCTTGATACGCCTGTTGGGTAGTTGCCAATATAAACGTCTTCAATTAACGATCTTGTGACGTGCCGGAATTGAAAAGCAACCTGGTAATAGTTGCTTGGGTTTGCAACGGTTGGATGGCGAAAAATTACGCCCAACTCCCGCACGGTTACGCTGTCAATATAAGCATTTGGCCCCGACGGGTTTACCTGTCTTTGAAAAATGTTACCCCCAACAGGCTTCGCAACCAGTTGGGTGTTGTAGCGGCCATCACCAAAGACAGTTAAGCCAGCCACCACGTTGATGCCAACGGCGGGGTCAACCAAATACAAACCTTGCGGAAGATAGACAGCGCCGCCGCCAGTAGGCACGGCATCAATTGCGGCCTGGATCGCCGCGGTGTCATCGGCAACACCATCGCCAACCGCGCCAAAATCCAGGACGTTAAAAGGCGCCCCGTTAATCAGCGAATAAGATGCTTTTGTAATTGCCATTTCAAACCTTTCAATTTGCTTTGACCTGGGCAAGTTCAGCCTTGACCAAATCCAACTGTGTTTTCAATTCTTTGATCGCTTCAATCAACGGCGCAACAAGTCGGTCATATCGAACGCTCTTGATGCCCTTTTCATCGGTCACCACAATTTCAGGATATTGCGCTTCAACCTCTTGCGCGACCACGCCAACTTGGCGTCCTTGATCGGGCGTCGATAAAGGCTGCTCAATAAATTCAAAATTGACGCCGCGGATGGCGCAAACTTTATCAAGCGCACCGGTCAACTGTTGCACATTTGTTTTTAACGTTGCGTCTGAAGTAGAACCACCCGAAGTGGTCACCAAATAGTAACTGCCCGTAAATTGATAAAACCCACCGTTGGCAGCATCAACAATATATTGGCCAGAAGAACCTGGGCGCGAACCCGTGCTGTTTGTAAAAACAAAACTTGACGCGGTAACGCTGCCGGACAACGTTAAAGATGTTGACCATTGCGGGGCGCTGCCCGATGAAGTTAAAACCGTGTCTGCCGCACCGATTCCCAATTTTGACAACGTGGTTGATGCCGACGCATACAACAAATCGCCGGTGGTGAAAGATGAATTTCCAGTTCCGCCACGGCCAACAGCCAACGTTCCAGTCCATCCTAATGTCAACGATGCCGCATTCAGCAACGCCGTGCTGGCGCTGCCGCCAAGGGTCAATGTTACGTTGGTGTCGTCTGTTTTTGTAAGGGCTGCTGGCGCAGTCCATTGTGGCGCCGCGCCGCTGCTGGACATATACGTGCCGGATGCGCCAATGCCCAACTTCGACAATGCTGTGCCGCTGGCGTAATAAAGCATATCGCCAGCGGTGTACGAAGTCAGCCCCGTGCCGCCCGCGGTGGTTGGCGTCGTCTTCCAGCCAATCACCTGGATGGCGTTGGCGTTGTCTTTGTAGAACAGTTTGCCGTCGGTGATGTTGATGGCCAATTCTGAACCCAACGTGCTGTTGGTCAGGTTGTTAACAGCGGGCGCATTGCTGGCCGTGCTGCTGCTGTAAATTAAGATGGGTGTGTAGCCTGTTTGCGCCATGGCGATTCCTTACGGTTCAATCCAGCCCTGGGCGCGAATTTGCCCAAGGATTCGCTGTGCGGCCAACGGGCCGTCAACCCAGTAGTACATAAACTGGCCAATCGAAAAATTGATGTTCAAAAATGCCATTTGCGTGGATGTACCAGCCGTTGCATTTTTGTAATATGTGTGAACACCAATTACATGGTTGCTGCTGTCGTGTGAAAAGTTGGTGTAAATGTCACCACCGGCGCTGGTCGATGTGGACAACGCGCTTCGCATAATGATGCCGCCAGCCAACGGGGAAACGTAACCGCCCCACATGACCTTATTGCCAGGCGGCCCAGCAACAGCGCCAGCAGCAACCCAATTCGGGTCTTGGTTGTCGCTCATGTAAGACATGGCCATAATGCCGTTGTCTGCGATGTTGTACGGGGCGCTTCCTGAATCGTTGTAAAAACTGCCCAAATAGCAGTAATGGTCAAAACCTGGCGGCGCGGGCAACAAATAATCGTATGCGCCAACGCTGCCAATCGCGTTCAATGTCACCGTGGTGGTGGTGTTTGCGGTGATGGTTGTCACGCGCCCCGAAAACCTGTTGTTGCTTCCTTCATTGATGACCAGGCATTCAACACCAGCCAACGAATTGGCGCCCCAGGTGTAAGTTGCTGGGGTGATTGTGTGACTGTTTTCACCGCCGTAATTCAATGTGCAAACCGATCCAGCAACCGATCCAACGCGAATGAACGGCATCAATTTATACGTCACGTCGGTGTCGCCATCATCAGCGCACGCAAACACCGCATACCAGTTGTCGGTTTCGGCAACGGTTTCAGCGCCCAAATCTGTCACATTGCTGACAACGGCGCGGTAAGAAACGCCCGAAGAATACATTGGGGCGCGTTTCTTTTTGTAGTTGCCCATGAAGCGGAAACCGCCCATGATGATTTCGTTAGGAACAATTACTTCAACTTCGGTTCCGCTGTAATAGTTGATGCGGCCACGTTGCATTCCGGACGATGACAGCAAGGCGTCAGACAGCGAAATTTGCGCCCCTTCGCCAGTTGGCGTTACCTTGGCTTCAAAGTTGCCGCTTGCGTCAATGTCGGTGGAAATTGTGACCGTGCCGCCCGAAATGGTCACGCCGCCAAAAGAGAAAAAATTGCCGGTCAATGTGCCGGTAATCAAATAAGTGCCAGCGGGGACAAACACCGCCTGGGGGTCTGCTGCTGCCCAGGCTGCGGTGAATGCTGACGTGTCATTCACCACGCCATCACCAACAGCGCCAAAGTCTTTGACGCTGATAAATTCCGCAAGTTTGTTTTCGACGTTGGTTGCGACGCCGCCAACAAACGGCGGAATATAAGCCACGTTTTCGGCGTTGGCCACGTTACTGGCAACAGGTGTTGCGGTCGTGAATTTAACCGCCGCGCCAACGTGCAAACCCGACACAAACGTCACGGTGTCGCTGTCGGTTTCCACATAAGCATATGAAGCGCCAGGGCCGTATTGGTTCACGCCATCCACAAACACCGACAAATTGTTTGTACCTGGCAAATATTGCATGGTGGTTAGGTTGAACACAGTTTGGCCAGCGGTGGCCGTTTGAATTTCCTGTTGGGCGGTGTATGCAATAAAGTTGGAATTGATGCCGGTCAGGTTGTCGTAGGTTCCAATCAATGTGCCAACGGAATCCTCAACCACAAATTTGTAAGTAATGCCATCAGTCAACCAAATTTCACCGGTTGGGACACGACCAGCGCCGTCCAAAACAATTGGGTTGCTGTGGGCGATGTTGCCCGCGCTGGTGGTGTAAGTCGCCGCGGGCGTGGTTGTACCCGCCAGGTAGGTGTAAATCTTGCCACCAGCCAGCGGGTCGCCGTTGTCGTTGAATAGTTGTGCGGCAACGCCGAAAACGGGGGATAAGTTGACTGCCATGTTTATTCCTCAAATTTGGGTGTGAACACCTGGGGCGCCCAGGGCAGCGGGCGGTCTTCTTGTTCCACCACGTTGACCATTTGTTCAGCCAGGCG